GCCAGGACAAGTGCAACCACCATCAGCGATAATATGTCCGCCAAGGCCATGAGCAGCATCGGCACACTCGATGATGGCACTGAGTTGCGGATAGCCCACACCAGTCTGCACCCGTGTAGTACATACGCTACCAGGACCAATGCCCACTTTAATAATATCGGCTCCACGAAGAATTAGCTCCTGTGTCATGTCTGCTGTAACAACATTACCTGCAATAATAGTATGTGTTGGGTACAATCTACGAACATCAGCAACAAAGTCGCCAAAGTGTTCGCTGTATCCATTAGCTACATCAATGCAAATAAACTGTATGGCAGGATAATCTTCTAATATACTTACTAGATTATTTAGATCCTTTTCACTGGTGCCTGTACTTACTGCGAAATAATCGGTACCAATCTCATCTACAAGCTGTTGAAACTGTACTCTATGATATGACTTTACTAGGCATGTAAACATTCTATGCTCTAGTAAACTGCGAGCTACTTGCATAGTACCCACACCATCCATATTACTAGCCATAATAGGTACACCTGTCCATTCCCAACCACTATGTTTAAATTTAAATGTTCGTTTTAAATCAACTTCTTTACGGCTGGATAGTGTACTGCGTTTTGGCTTTATTAGAACATCTTTAAAATCAAGTTTGATATCAGATTCGATTCTCATTATGTCTCCATTGAATCATCAGGTTGAATACCTTGTAATCGTTTAAACATTACATATTTGTCATACATTCTAGCCATTTCTGTATCTTTATCATACGCCCAATATACTGCTGCTTCTCTTTTAGCCTCTAAGATTGTATCTTTAGATGCATTTGGAAATTTATCTAAGAACATAGATTCCCATAATTTATCCATTAAGTTGTCTCCAATAATTTGTTTATCATAACCGTGGGCGTCAAATATTTTTTAATCAGTATTTCTTTTTGCTCTGCTAATTTATCTAAAAACATATTCCTATTGTTTAGTCTATAGTTTATAAATTCAGCCATATTATTTGTATTTTCCCAATAACTGTCATAGCTACTAGTCCATTCACTGGGATATAAAAATTCAGGTAAATACATTTCACTATAAGAACAGCGATCCGGTAGTATAGGTATAACACCTGCTAATACAGCTTCCATCACACTAATACCTAAATTTTCATGAAGGCTACAACTAAAAATTACGCTACAATTTCCTAAAACTTTATAGTATTCTTCTTTACTCAAATTCATCTGTTGAGTAATTATTGTCTCACATGAAATACTGTATTTCATGGTTTCTACAATGTCAGGCTGCTTATCAGCATTGTATCTATGTGGCCAAATCATGTAATTAGATTTAGGATCAGACCAATATTTTTCACATTGTTCAATGATAGGAGTATGAGGTTGTCCACTACGCAACGCCTTACTATGATACTCTGGTTCAATTTTCAAATTCTTTAAAAACATATCTTTATGAAAATCAGTAGCATAATAGTTATAGTCACAGCAATGAAACCAAGCTGATTCTTGATGCCAAGGCCAAGGCTTAGTCATCTTATAACCTAATATATCTGTATGATCATATGCACCAGCATGCCAAATACCATGAATTTCTACTGGTATATCTAGTAGGTCACTCATATACTTAATAGATGTTATGATAGGATTCCAAGCATCTGTAACTAAAAATTTATCTCCCTTTTTAATTACTCCTTGACTAAACAATTCACTGACTTTTTGTGTCTGACTAGCTTTGTAAATATTAGTTACTGCAAAGTCTAGAAAGGCACCTTTAGTAGTACCTGTTGCTGGCTGAAAGCCATCGATAGTAACTACACTCATAGGTAGCTGATGAATAGCTATTTCATCTTGCAAAATCTTAGGAATGTTTTCATACCATTGCTTAGTGTATCTTGCATCAATGGGTTCTATGGGTATGATATAAATTGTCTTCATAAAATTATATGGGCCCATTTAAGGGCCCGTTAGTCATATTAATTATGGACGATTTGGCATATCTTCGTCCCACATGTTCTTGACTACCTTGCCTGCCAACTTCTTTGTAAAAGCCCTATACACATAATTTTTAGTGTCATAAAGCGTAGCTTCATTAAAAATGAATCCATATTCTACGCAGAATTCAAGATATTGTTCAAGATCATCAAAAATTTGATGTACGCGGGGATTTGATTTGAATTCAGGTTTTGCCATTTGTTTATCTCTAATAAGTTGTGGTTGATAAAAAATTACTTGTTGTAAAAAATCGTAGCACCGTTCTCACCGTCTTCTGCGACAGTAATTTCAATGTCACGATCTGGATAACGACTAGCGATTTGGTCAAAAAGGTCATCGCTAATCATTTCGCAGCTTTTGTAATTCAATTGCAAAGTAGCTTGTGAGCCACTATACAGCCCTTCAAGCCAGCGTTTGAATTGAATAAATTCGATGTCTCTGTCGTTGTGAAAGACTTGAATACCCACATTAAAATGAAAAATGTGACGATGAGGATGGGCCAAAAACGAAACATCATATTGATCTCCTGTCTTTAAATTTGTATCGATCTCTGCTGCAGGATAACGATGAATACCTTCTTTGCGAAAAGTTACCCAAATCATCCTGCGCGCACTATTTCTTCTAACTTGTCTATGTTCCATCAAAGCTTGTTCTCGTTGTTCAAACATTATATCACCTTTCATCATCTAAGTCAATACTCTGAGTTTGTTCTTCCCACTCTAATCGCTGAAGTCTACTAATCTCACGCTCAAGTGTGATTTTTTGTTGAATTGCATCGTTCAATAAAGAACTATCATTGTTGATGTCTTTAATTCGTGCATCTAAAAGCCTTAGACTCTCTGTAAGTGTAATAATTTTATTCTTATAAGACATTTTAATCTCCTAAAACTTGAGTAATAGCTTCGTCACTATCTTGAAAGTCTTCTTCAGAATCTTCTATAGTATCCGTAGTATTCTCAACGGTAAATAGTTGTTCAAACATAGTATTTGCGTTTACTGCTCGTTTACCTGAATAACCCATACTTCCTGCTTTCAATTGCATCCAAAATCTACTATACTGCTCAATTAAATCTAAACTACTTTGACGATCTTTCTGCGAAAATATTTCATCAACAATTTCACTAAACCTAATACGCTCAAAAGTTTCATTCATGACCATAGCAGGAACGATTCCCTGATCGTATTTACGATTAGCTTCTTGTACTGCAAAAATATGCTGGTATACATTATGTGACTGTAGTAGTGTATAACTCAATGTATCCCAACTTGTTTTTGTTTCTTTACCCTGTTTATTGATGAATCCCATGCCTCTGTAGCAAAGATCATTGAGTAACAGTTTATCAGTTACCGGGCTATCTGTAAAGACTTTATGGATACCTTCTGCCAATACAGCATCTCTAAATTTACGATTATCAGTAGAATAGTTTTTATTTTCAGCAGTTTTCTCCATTCTATATGCCCACTTCTTATTATGCTCAAATGTATTTTCAAAATAAGCTAATCCTTTTGCTGCACTATAGAATGGACTAGCACAGTCAAAAGTAATTCTAAGATTGGGATTATGATACTTACGAATAGCTCGCTGAATATCGCTGAATATTATAGCATATTCCATAATACTAATACCTAGACAATGAATCAAATCGTGCTTTCCAGGAACTAACAATCCATCATATATAATATTAACTAGTCGCTTTAGTGTAAGATGGATATCTACTTTCGTTTGTCCACCAAAAGCCCAACCATTAAAATGATTGTCAGGATAGATATTTGGATCACAATATTTTTTCATTTCATGATACCACTGATCACTCTGAGTATGATTTTGACCCTGCATAACATTCAAAAATTTACATTTGCCCTCACGATTTTTAATGAAATATTCATTATTGATGTGTGTAGCATCTATAGCTTGTTGAATAGATTGGATACCATGAGCAGATTTGCCTGTTTTAGGATCTTTTAAATGATAAGTGGTCAAAGACATTGATGGGATATCTAAACACATACCATAATCCATATATGTTTCCATCCAGTTCAATACTGCTTTGCGCTTAATCATAGCTTTGGGACAGTTGGGATCTTTCCAGTCTGCTGGCCATTGACCTTTTAAGATTTGAAATCCACCTGAATCACCCAACATGAATGTACCTTCTTCGCGTTTGCGAATAATACTTTCTTGTGGATCATCTGCTGTTGTATCTAAATTTGCATGACCTGCACTATACAAGCCCCACTTATAAGTATAAAGACCTTCTTTGCTATTTAAGAAATTAAGTTTTTCAACATCGCCATTAAATCCTGGAGGAATTCTGGCAGGATCAAAATATTGTTTTCCTTCCCGCTGTAGTCCCAATCCTGAAATATAGAAGGATGAGACTGCGGGCAAAAACAATGCCCAATCAGGTTGTTGCTCTGCTGAAAGATTTCGTTGTTCCATTAGACTTTTACTTCATTTTTTAATAGAATTTTAACCATTTCGATTTGATCTTCTTTTTCTTTTAGTTGTTCGATTAAGGCTTTTAGTGTGGGATTAGTTTCTGCTAATCTGTCCTTCTCGGCTTCTTCAGCTTGTTTTTTTCTAGCCCAATCAAGCACTGAGTAAGTATCTTGGTCGAATTCAACAAGAATATGAGCAGATTGTAGGGGTAACCAAGCCATACCGTCATATGCTTCTAGAACACCAATAATACCATTATAACGAACATCGCCTGCGCTATGGTTAGTCATATTAAGGTTAGACATATTAATATAAAGATGCCCAGCGATACTCCCTGACACAACCAACCCCTTACCACCTGATATGCGTGTAATCATTTTGACTGAGCAGGAAGTAGATATGTGTATTCTGCTATACCACTATCAACTGTAACCTGTGCTGCACCTTGATCGCTAATGCGAACTACTTTGTCACCTGTTAGGTTCATAATTGAGATGAATTGTTTAACAGGCCACATCCATGCACGGCTTAGTGTTCCGCTTACACCTGCGTGAAATACGAAATTAGCACTATGAGTTGAAGGATCACCAAAGTAAATTTTTAGATCACCGCCGTCTGTTTTAATTGTAAAGTTTTGTTCTTCTGCATTAGCATTAGATTGCTTTTTCAAGCGAAGAATACCAGCAATGCTGGGTTCAAATTCAATATTCCAAGCTGCACCCTTGAAGTTAAAGTTCTTTACTTTATCTTCAATAACTGCCTTAGCCATTAGACGATAATCATTTACGAAGTCACCGCCAGAAGTTTCAAAATGAATTGTTGATGGGGTATCTACACCATCACGCTGAGTTTTTGTTACTGATACTTTAGCTTTTTCATCATACTCTTCAAAGCCCAAAATGATCTGTAGCTTATTCAAGTTAGGCATACCAAAAATACCATCGAACTCAGGCACAGGGGTTTTGAATTTACCCAATACAATTACTGATTTATCTTCAGCGATTGCAGTAATGTTAGTTTCGGATGCAGTTCCATTGACGCGAATTAAATCAATTACGCCCAATGAATGTGTATGTTGAATCAGATCCTGTAAATAATCTTTCATGTATTTTCCTTTATTTAAAATATTTAGGCACTGTAGTTGCGTATTATAGTGGAATAATTTACGAATAGCAAGTTTTTATTAACCAATACTGAATAAGTCATCAAATGTACTTTTTATATCTGTATTACTTCTTACATCCCATTTTAGTACACCTATCAGATTATCAATTTTTTCATCAACCAGTGTGCGTTCCATTTCAGCATCATCGAAGGGTAATTGAACAAACCAATCAGGTAATCTAAGTTCATCTGTGGGATAAGCCACACTAGTAAAATTAAGAGGATTAGGTTTAAGCTTACATACAATGATTTTCATACCATCAACTATTTTCATAGAATAATTATCGCTATTAACGCGGCGAAGATAATTCCAATTCAATGCTGCTCTGACATGTCCTGGCATGTTTGCTCGCCCTGTCTTACTTTTATCTTCTAGTTCTTTATAGAAAGTAAGCTTGTTTACTGATTTAGGCGAACCTTTTGTCCAGCTATCTTTACTAGCCATTTCATGTTTGAATGATTTTACTGACTCGATTATCTCTTCTCTGCCTTTACCATTAAGAACCATTTCCAATACGCTCATTAAGAAATCTTGAACATATTTAGGAGTATCTGCCCTCTTCAAATCAAGACCCATAGCCTTGATTTTACCTGTTTTACCATTTACATCTAGACGCTTGCCTTCTTTATCATAAATGTTTAATGCATATCGTTTTTTAGTGATGAACAATCCACGATCTGCAATCAGTTCACGCCCTGCTTTGATAATAGCGCCATTTTGTCTAGTAGTATGAAATGCCCGCTCCATGAATGTTGGGAATGATTCGTTTACTTGATCTGATATTGTGTCATATAGTTTTACTACATTATCTTTATTCCACTCTAACCCATCAGCCTCAACTACAGGTTTAAGAGAAACGGCAGTAAAGTAACAACTGTCTGTGTCACCGTATACGATAGCATCACCATCATGCTTATAGCTATTTGTAATGATTTCGTTAGTTTGACTCATCATGTGTTTGACAATTTGACGACCAGTTAGAGTAACACTCTGACCAATACGCTTATCCCAAAACCTACAATGTGCATTTAGTAGAGCACCATATGCAGAGTTTAGTAGAATCTTACGAACTAACTGACGCTTATCCCAGTACTCTTGGTCTTCTTTAGTAGTAGATTCTTTTAGTTTTTTCTGCATTTCTTTACGCTCAATATACCATTCACTAAGTAGAGCAGGAATTACACCCATTTTTTCATAAGTGAATATAGTACCATTCGCACTAAGCATCCAAGGCTTATTGCTGTCAAATATTAGTTTCCAGACTTCTGCCGCAGACATTTCATCACTGCGACCATCTTCATAGTCGATAGTAAGCATTGTGCCCCGTTCTTGATTCATGATAGCCGCGTACTCTAATGCACCAAACAAGTTCTCCCATAAAATAGAACCAGTTACATCATCATCACCCTCTTTAAAACGAGCCTTTTGACTGGCTAATTTTTTTCCTTTGTCGGACATGTATCGTTGAGTGAGAGTCTGTCTGACTTGTGCGACGATAGTTTCTGGAGCCATGTTGAGGGCTCTAATAATCGAGGGATAGAGCGAGTTGATGTCGATACCTCCGATCCACTCACTAATGCCTTTTTTGGGCGTAGCAACATAGGCACCTGCTGCGGCTTGTTCATCTGATTCCTTCTCCTGTTTATCGGGAACTACCATACCCATATTATGGGCTTTATTGATAACTGCCATTTCAATCTGAGCAACCGAGCCCATTACAGTAGGCAGCAAAACTGTATTTTGATGTGCAATACTATTTGCAAGTTCTAAAAACTGTAGTTTATTGTGAATCTTTACCAGCAGCATTGTATCCTGACGATTATACTCAATGAACTTTTTAAAGTCTTTATTATATAATTGGTCAAGGGTACCTTCATATTGTGTTTTGTTTTCACCCACTTCCATCTCACCGATAGAGTCGAGTTTGTAGCTATGTCTAGATTCGAAGTTGTATTTTTTATACAGTTGTAGATAGTCCATATGAACTCTACCTACTAAGTCATATGTCATTTCTACTTTACCAAATCTTTCATATTCCCTAGGCCTAGGGAGTTGCTCTAACAAACAGAATCTGCGAGTATCGTCTTTACTCATTACGCGAGTAACACGATTTACCATATAGGGTATATCGTATCCTTCAGAGTTCCAACCTGTCATAACATCTGAATCACCAATCAGTTGAAAGAATGTTTCAAACATTTCTATTTCACTTTTGAATAGGATACAGTTTTCAAATTCACTACAAATTTGTTGTGCTGTTTCACTACTCATGTGTTTAGGCGCAATGACTAATGTTACAAGTTGACCAAGCCAATCCAAATACAGTGAAATAGCAGTCACTGGATTAAAAGGATCAGAGGTAGGAGAAAATCCTTTTTCAGGATCAAAATCTACCTCAATGTCAAAAAACACAGTATGAAGTTTAGGCGGCTCGATATCTAAATAGTTTTCACTCAAACATCTGAATACTACATTGATATCACTTTCATATAGATTCTTGCTGCCATGAATACGCTTTTCTTTTTCAAATTCACTGCGTTTTCGAGTTGAAAATCTACTTACCGATTTGCCATCAGTGCCCCTATACTTACCTTTATGGTCAGGATAATAGAATATGTAATTTGCAGGATAGTCACGATATTGACGAACACCATTCTTATCCCGTTCTACGACAATAATCTTGTCTTTGTCGCGTTCAAACAGGGCATCAACATATGACATTACAGAGTTTTTCCAACAGTTTCTAGAATTTCGTTTAGTTCTTCGTGGTCTTGATTTGTTTTGGTTAAACTTGCTTTATGGGCAATTTTTAATGCTTTTTTCAAAGTAGCAGGTTTAATTTCCATTTCTTCAGCTACTGCTTTGATTAAATCGGAAAGTCCACCATTTAATGAATCGATTTCGTGAAGAGTTTGGCACCCTTCATTGATGACTTGTGTTAGTCGTGCTTTTTGTTCATTAGAAAATACTCGGCTTGTCATTGCTTCTCCTTTTAAAAAATAATAGATAGATTATACTTCATATCACTATGATAGTCAATAGTGAATTGACCTATTTAAATTATAGGTTTTTTTCTACGATTTTGCGAACTACAGTATGTAATCCAGGATTAACTTTAATCGCATGTGGTACTAAATGTTTTCTGACATAATTTCTTGTGTATTTTTCATCCTGATTACTAGTATCTTCGCACCATTCTAAATTTTTACGCTGACACCAGCTAACAAATTCACTTTTAGGTGTAGTGAGGAAAGGACGAATAACATTATTGCGAGTCGATGGAATGACTTTGGGAGTACCATGCATACATGACCAAAGATATGTTTCTACACAATCATCCAAATGATGTGCTGTAACTACAGGGCCCATACCATCACGAGATAGGAAGTTATACCTTTCTTGGCGCCAAAACTCTTCCTGACTCAACTCTTTTGGCTTATCTCCACGCAAAAAGCCCACTAGTAAGGGTAAGTCATGTTTACTAGAAAACTTACTTACGAATTCAAATGCCCTCTCACTATTTTCTGTACCGTGATGAAAAAAGACACAAGTAACCTCGTGTTTCTTTCGTAAAAAATCTACCACAGCAACGCTGTCTACCCCACCACTAAAGGCGACGGTAAGTTGTTTAGGAAGTGGAAAAAGTAGTTTGATCATTTGGGTATAAAAATTTTATGCTACAATATCTCTATTGTAGCATAAAATGGATAAATTTGAAAGTAATATGGGTAAAGTTTAAAACCCAAAGCAATAATTATTTTTTGGGCAATTTTGCTTTCATTTTATCCCAAAAATCAGGATCACTTGGTTTTGGTTCTTGTTGAGTATTCATATTGTCTCCTTAATTAAATATAAATGGGTAGTTGTAAGTTGCAGGACCTGTTTGTCCTTGTATATAAAATATCAATGTTGCTCCAGCATTTACAACTAGAGTGATTGTACTGGATGCTACAGTTGAGCCAGCGCCCCAGGTAAC